AGCAGATTAAGACTCAAGAGAAGATATATCAGACTCAGGTAGATGCGGTTACAGCTAGTATTATTCCAGAGCTAGAGACAATGCCTGCTGTAAGTTCAGAGCTTATAATGAAAACTGCTAATCGTAATGGGCCCGGCGGCGGAATGTTGTCAGCTCAGAATGAGAACTATGGTCAGTTAGGTTCTGCAACCCAGTTCATTGGTAAGCGCAGAATTGAGATTACACAGAAAACCATTAAGGAGTTTAGTGACTCCACTGATTCTTTAAGATATCAGTTAATGAATGATGTGGAAGCTGCTACTGAGTTCTCTGTAATCAACAACACGCTGAGAGGTACTGGAGAAGGATACAAACTTATACGGGATGAAGCAGCAGGAACAGCTGAGTTAGTTATAGCTAAGTACGCGCAGTTGTTGGAGCAGGATGCAACTAAAGCAGAAAACTACTTAGCTACATTGCCGGCCGATATCCCAAGGAAGATAATCATTAAAAATCCTACAACTATAGATGCTATAGCTATGCACATAGCTGAGAATGGTAAAGAGGTATCTAAGCTAGCTAAGATTCGCGCACAGCAAGGATTAACTTTTGAGCGGGATCCTAATAACTTCTATCCTATTCCGCCTAATCCCAAAGATTATAGGTTCTATGGTTTTGTAATTGATGATTCTATTAAAGGAACTTTTGGTTCGTCTAAGATGATTCACGCTGATTCACCTCAAGCACTAGAAGAAGCTATCACTAAGATTAAACAATCTGATCCGGGACTTACAGTAGTTAGCGGTAAAGAAGCTGAGGCTTATTACAAATCAATTGGACAATATGATCATTCAAGAACTCTAACTGACGCCAGATTAGACGGAGCCATCAAGCGTTCTGGCGCCTCACAAAGTTACTATGTACCAACTGACCCTAAGAAGATAGCAGATGATTTATTTAATTGGCATGTTGCATCCAAGTCAAATACAGTACTTGAAGTGTTTAATCACAAGTATGAAGTACCGATTAAAACGCTAAATAAGCTAGGTGAAGCATACACTGGTATATCAAGATCACACTATCGTGCAACTGATGTATTAAGTTATGTACAAACCAAGTATGACAATCCTTATGATAACTACACCAAGTCATTGTTAGGTTTATCCACTACTAAAGACTATCCATTCTGGTCACCAGTTAATGAGTTACTAGATAAGAAAGTCTCTAGTTTATTTAACACAGTGTATGAGTCATTTAAGAACTTAAAGTCCTCTGATGAATTACTCGAAATTAATGAGAGGTTAGCTAGATATGGTTATAATGGCGGGTATAAGGATGCTGCTGAACTGGCACTTGCTAATCACAGCGCACCGCGCGATGCATTAAATAAATTTATCAATAAAGCCAATGGATTACTAAGTACTCTTCAACTTCGCTTAGATGCAATTAATCCGATAGTCAACGTACTAGGTAGTAATGTATTACTAGGCTCTGAAACTAACTATTTAATTAAAAACATCATAGCTAAGAATGCCGATGCTGTAGGTGAATTGTCTAGGCTAACAAGTATTAAAGTACCCGGCGTAGATACATCATCAATACTATCTCCAAAGAAACTAATTGCCGATGCATACAAAGAATTTATATCAGGTGACAATAAATCTGAACTAACTAAGTTCTTTCGTGACAACGGATTCATGCCTAAGATGCGGGATCAATTCAGGAGTGTTATTGATGATCTAACATTAGACGGTACTGAGACCGGAGGTAAGCTGGGTAGTAGGATGGAACGTGCAGTAGCTACTGCTAAAGGACTAGCTGACAAAGGTGAGATATTAACAGGCAACAGACTGGCTGAAGATTTTAACCGGTTTGTGGCTGCTTATATTCCTAAGCAACTTACTGACATAGCAGTTAAACATGGTCTAATGGACCCAGCTGATGCACTCAGTTATATAAATACATTCGTTAACCGCACACAAGGTAACTATATAGCAGCACAGCGGCCCGGTATATTCTCTGGGCCTATCGGTCAAGCTGTAGGATTATTCCAATCTTATCAATTTAACTTACTGCAGCAACTCTTTAGATATGTTGGCGAAGGATCATCTAAGGATGTAGCTATGATGATGGGTTTGCAGGGTACTATCTTTGGTATGAAAGGGTTACCGGCATTTGACTTTATTAATACTCACATTGTTGGCACAGCTTCTGGTAATAAGGATCACCGCGACATTTACAATGCAGCTTATGGAATAGCTGGAACTTCTGTAGGTGATTGGTTGATGTATGGTGCAGCGTCTAATGTTTGGGGTTTGGTATCTCCTGACCTTAAAGCTAACCTGTATACGCGCGGTGACTTAAATCCTAGACAACTCACGATTATACCTACTAACATTGCTGACGTACCAATTGTTAATGCAACTACTAAGTTCTATAAATCACTAGCCTCTACGTTTAATTCAATAGATGCGGGCGGGTCAGTATGGAATAGTGTATTACAAGGATTGGAACACGCGGGTATTAATAGGCCATTGGCTGGGTTAGCTCAGACTCTTGAGGCCGCAACTAATCCTAATCAGTTAGCTTATACCACCTCAAGTAAAGGTAATGTAGTTTATGCTAATGACTTGTTGCATATATCTAACCTAGTTAGAATCGCAGGTGCTAAGCCACTTGATGAAGCTAAAGTTGTAGAGCGTTCATTTAACATTGATGCGTATGCTAGTAAAGATACACAACAGCGGGCTGATCTTGGCAAAGCTATTAAGACCACAATACTTGGAGGTAATAAGCCAACGTACGAGCAAGTACTTAATTTCTCTAATGAGTATGTTAAGCGTGGAGGTAAGCAGACTGAGTTTAATAAGTTCTTCATGGAGCAGTATAAGGCAGCTAACGCTGACCAAGCCATGAGGCTACGCGATGCATTAGGACAAGGTAGGATACAAGATGCGCAAAGGCTTATGGGAGGTTACGATCCCTATGAAGGTAGATAGCTTTAAGTTGGCAGTAAAATATTATAACTTAATTAAAGGATTCTTATGTCTCAGGATGTTGTACTTCCCTTACTTGCTAGAACTGCTACCATGGGTTCTGGCGATATTGTTCGCACACTTGAAACTGGATTGCATGTAATAATTAATATTACAGCCATTGCAGGCGGTGTGACTCTTACACCTAAAGTGCGAGGTAAAGATGCGCTGGGTAATGCGTATGATCTATTAGTTGGAGCTGGGCTAACAGCTACAGGACTTACCGTACTAAAGATAGTTCCAGCCATAACTGATGCTGCTAACTCAGCTGTGTCTGATATGTTACCTGATGTCTATGACGTAGTAATGACTCAGACAGGCGCCGGTGCTCACACTTACAGTGTATGTCTGAACAAACTAATCAACCGCACAGCCTAATAAACAAGAAGTAATACTAAAGGAAATTTATGTTAAGTGCATTTGAAACAGCCAACGGCGGTGTATTGGATGTAACTACTCAGGTGGTTACTAAGTTACCTACGACTGGCTCTATTGGTAATGATGTAGAGTTTAACGGCAACAGGTATAGATGGAATGGCACAACTTATGTAAATGACTCTACTGGATTTAGTAGGTCATTCTCTAGTTGGGCTAACATGAAATTGATTGACTACGCTAAGTTAGTTGACGGCGATGTAGTTAAGCTATCAGGTTACTACAGCTATCGCGATGGTGGGGAAGGTGACTTCGTTTGGGAAGCTAGTAGTTCTGCTACTGACAATGGAGGTACTATTCTTAACCCAACAGGTAATCCGGGCAATGGCAGGTTACGGCGATTGCGTGGTGAGAATTTAACTGTATTCAAGATTAAATGGTACGGAGCTATTACATCTAATGGAAGTTTGGATACTGCTTTGGTTCGTGATGCTAATGCTGCTATTAATGGCCCAGCTATTGATGCTGCTATCTTAGACGTGAGAACTTCTAAAGTAACTACTCAAGGTATCAATTGGTTAGATTTTGATGTGGGATTCTATTGGACTAATAAAGGTCATACCTGCGATAGAACCGAGGTAGCATTTCTTGGCGGTGGTGGGATGAATTGTAGGCTTATTCATACGCCATCGGCTACAGGCCCTGTATTGTATCTATCAGGCAGAAGTAGAACTTCCGCTGCGCCCTACGGCGGATTAAAAGGTATTACACTTAGCGGTAACGCCGGTACATTCCCAGCTTGTTTATACATAGATGATAGTATAGACAATATGTTTAAGTTAGAGGATCTAGCTACCGGCGGCGGTGCTGCAGGTTGTGACGGTATCAGTGTAGGCGAGTGGCTAAACGCTCACTTTAACGTAGCTAGAAATGATGCATGTTCTGGTTATATGTTTAGGATTCGCGGCGGATCTGCTAATTTTGCTGCACCTTCTAGTACAACTGGCAGTACTGATACATCTGCATCTGGGTTTCCATTCAGGTCGCTTACATTTAACACAGTTACTGGATTGATTACTATTAGTAAAGGCCCTGAGAATATTGCAATGCCTAAGGGTTCAGGCATAACATTCTTAACTAAGGGTACATTACCTACAGACGCCGGTACTGGATTGCCACTTAAAGGTGTTAATGCTGCTGTCGGTGCCGGCATGTACTTTATAGGGGACTGGGACTATATTAACTATGGGTTTAGGATCTACTACACTCAGGCGGATGCTATAGCTGGTACTAATCCTATATCATTTAGTGATGTAGGTGTAGGACAGCACGGAGCTATTACAGCTTGTACTACATTCCTACTATCAGCAAGTTCTACTACTGACGAGTTTACGTATACATCGCGCAACAATGTGATGATACCAACTACAGTAGTTGATGGAACTACTACTTATATCGGTAATGGCTTTACTACTACAGGTAGAATAGATTGTACAGGTGTAGGTCATGTGTTGTTATATGCCGAAGCTGGAGCTAGCTTACCTGCACCTCTATCGCCGGGTGTAATATACTATCCAATCTGGAGTGCATACAATAAGTTTAAGGTAGCATCTACAGCTGCCAATGCTGCGGCCGGGATTGCAATTAACTTAACAGATGCAGGCAGCGGTAACTTCTATGTTATGTACAATCACGCACAGTCTACTGGCGGTATTGGCGCACTAGAAATTAACCAAATGACGTATGATAATTCTAATGCTACAACTACAACTACTACTAACGGTGTTGCTAGGGGAGGTAGAGGACTGTTATTTGCGTGGCCGGGCACTGGTGCTAAAGGTCAGATAACTATCAGAGGTCACAGATTTGAAATTAATAAGATGCTTGATGGCGATCCTGTATTTGGATTAGCTGACCAAGCTAGGATTATTAGGATCTGGGGTATGCAGAACGCGTACTTTGCTCCACAAGTTAAGATCTGCTTAGAGGCTATTCAATTTGACTTGAGTGCATCTTTCCAAGTACCGGGCTACGCTAAGATGATTGGGTTGCTTGGCAACAACGGCGATTGGGAATTAGATTACGAAATTCGTAATTGCCAAACTTTTGGTATCGGTCTAGGTTATAATAATGACAGTGGTACCGCTAAAGGTTATCTACCTATTGTACATACCAGAGCTAGGATACTACGCGCTCAAGGCTATGCAATTAACACAGCAAGCCCATTGCGTATTGATAACTCAATTATTAATACTGATGAAGGTGTATCTAGAACTAGATATGCCGCCGCGCAGTTTGCTAACTCGTTTGTTAAGGCCGGTGACCTGTTGTTGTCTGATGATGTAGCTACTGCTTACTATAAAGTGACCAATACAACTCCGGGATTAACTACTAATACAGGCGCTGTAAGTATTGGAGCAACTGTAACTGGCACTACAGTGGCAGGTAATCTGTTTACCTTATCAGGTACACCAAGTGTTGATAATTTCTGTGTAGGGGCAGCTGTTAGTATTGCAGGTGCTGGAGCTGCGGCTGCTGCGTTAACCGGCATTGTCGGGGCTATAGATATTATATCTACACCTAAGACATTTAGGTTGTTAACTACTACAGGGTTACCACAGCCTTGTGTTACTGATGTGACTGGGGTTGCTTGTACTTTCCTAGGCGCTACAATAGCAAGTGTACCTGTGTTCTATGAGGTAAGTGCTGCGTTCAGTGTGACTAACTTAGCTGCAGGTACGTCAACAACTGCTACTATCAATGCACCTACCGGAGTTACATTTGCTGCATCCGCGCCGATTGAGGTTGGTTATCCAAGTAACGTACAAGCTAACTTGATATACAAAGCATTTGTTACTGCTGGCGGCGCGAGTATTACACTACAGTGTTTCAACCCAACAGCAGGTAATGTTACTCAAGCATCAGGTACATTCAAGTATCTTGTTAGAGCATAATGTAGAGGTAGTTTAAGTAAATAAGTATTTCCCCTAGATGTAATTATGCCCCCAAGCCTTGCGGTTATGGGGGCACTTTTTTGTCTGCTGTTTTGTTTATTGCAAAGTATGTGGTCCAGTGTCAGTTATAATCAATGTTCTTTTCTCGTAAAGTTTCTTGGTGAGTATCTCGGCTAACCTAGTTAGATCTGACTCAAAGTACTGCCCATCTAATATGATATTAAAGTGAGCAGCAATTTCAGCAAGTCCTAAATGTAAATCACCTTCATGTTTTTGTAGAAGTTCTACAATGTCTGGATGATGGCGAAGTTCTTGTTGTAAATCTAAGTACTCTTGTGGGAATAGATGTATGTATCTTCCTTGCATTAGTATACACCTTCAAGAGTTTCATCTATTGCTTTGAACATATTTAGTAGCATATAATATTCCATTAAACAGTCATGAAGCGGATGATGTTTCACTAGGTTGTTTTCTGCCACATAATCCGCCAGTGACTTATCAAAGTAAACTCCAGGTACATCAACTATACCGCGCCCCGTATCCAAGAATGTTCTCAAACATCTATCATTTCTATAGTGTACTGGATACTCAAGGGGCAGGCTACCTTCTGATCTACGCAGATTTCTATAATGTAGTTGGTACCTTAAGATAGCATTATCAAATGCTGCTCCATTGCCCCATAAATATACATTACTTAGATCGGCTTGATCACCTGTTATCTGAGATAGCAATTCAGGCCACATAGCTTCAAAGTATACTGAGTTCTTTTTCTCTCCAGTCTTAAGATCGAAGCCATTAAATAGAAGTTCTTTCAAGTAATCTGATTGTTCCCCCCACCAATCAGTGGTACTTTTATCTCTTGCACCTTGCACATCGTTAGGATCTATTAGCCAGTAGTTTTGGGCGGTTGTTTCAGGGATAAGTAGAGTAGGATTGTCTTTACTGTATTCGCTGTTTATTAAATCTGAATAAGTGAATGTTACAGCAGCTACAGCAAACACCGCAGCATCTGGAGTAGTTGCATAAGTTTCTAAGTCTATTACAGTGTGACGTGAGTCTATATTAAACATGCTCATGGTATTATTTACTTTCTTTAGGTTTAGGTAGGTTTTCCATTGTATACTTCCAAGTCTCTTTTTCAGACTGGATACGCTCACCATTAGCAGTTATGCGCTTGGATATTAATCTAGCATAACCCTGTATATCATCCCAGTTATCTAGGTAGAATGGATCACCATTTAATATACGGGCCATCTTATCAGCGATAACTTCCAAGGCTTGCTTCATATCATTGGGAAGTATACTCCAACGCAGTGGCCTGACTTTTTGCATAGTGGCTTTTAGATCCTGTGCATAATCTGAGTGATCTATGAACTCACCGTAACGCGCACCGCGCTCAGCTAAGATAGCTTCAGTTGGATCAACAGGTTTTGGTAAGATTACTTTCACAGAATCTCTAATGGAGTCTTTTGCATCTTCTGCCAGTTGTTTACCTAACTCTGCTTTCTTTTCTTTCCTAAGTACACTGTATAGTAAACCCTCCGTAGCATTTATAGCTCTATTTAACTCTAGTTCTGGAGTCTGTTCGCTGCTTGAATTATTAGGCCCATCTGTAAATCTATACACATGAGTTGAGTACAGGTTTCTATTGTTATTTATCTTAACCTCTATAATATAGCCTCTACTTGTTACTTCCCTAAATAGTTGCTCAAGCGGTTCTTGTATATCTGCCGCCGATGCATTTGAGTTATTTGTGTTAATAGGTCTAGGTTCAGGTGTTTCCATTTTAGCTGCTATCTCCGCAGGTGAGGTTAATTTATTTGGTAGGCTGCAAGGTATGCCAGTATCGAAGTTAGCAAATATGTTTGCAGGTAAGTTATTTTGGTTGTAATAAAACACTGCAGCTCTGTGTATCTCATCCCGTATAGCTCCCTGTGCCTTGGCTGCTTCTAACAGCGGAGAGTTATCAGGTACTTGCAATTTATCATAAATCCATGCCGGAGGTTTTAGATAGGGTACATCTGAGTAAATAGTAGGTGTGCTTTGATTATAATCAAAGAGCGCCACTGCTTCCGCCCCAGCTACTAGCTCCGCAGCTTTCTTTTTAGCTTCATCTGACATGACAGTAGTATGAATTGCAGCTTCTGTAATTGCCTGCAATCCAGCTGTCGTCTTAACTTTTTCACCAGTTGCCAGTTGCTCCCTTAGTTTATCCCTTTCTATCCTACTCTCTAAATCTAAAACATACAACAGCCCTTCAGCACAAGCATCATAATAATTGACCTGCATAAGACAAATTACATACTCGTAACCTCTGTATAATCTATGGCACCAAATATTCCCGTGGATTTGCTTACCCTGATGATATCTAGATTCATAAGTATATTTAACTTCATAACCTTTAGCAAAGAGTTCTTTCTCTATTGCTAGGTCCCGCTCTGTGACAGTCATAAGTATAACCTCCGCATATCTAATACTTTTTCAATTTCAGTGCAGTGCGCATCTGCAACTAGCTTTCTATATACTTTACCTTTTTCCAGCTTTAGTGCGATGTTAAACATGGTGTCTATGTCAATGTCAGTTTTATTTTCTGTAATCTGAGTATATAAGGCTGGGCCATCTTCAGGCAATAGCACTATCTCAACTTTACTAGGAAATAGTGATTTAGTATAGAACTTTAACTTATAGCCCCTAGCCCTAAGCCAAATCATCTTTAGTTCTCTAAGCTCAGCTTTATCTTGATTAGATCCATCTGGCTGTTTATAATTCCTTGCTTTCCTTTCATCTTCTGATAGTGGGTTACCTAATCCAAATTCTTCATCGTCACTTCCCATTAGACTACTCATACATATCCCTCTCTTCATCTGTTAATAAGTTATAATCCACTGTCCCCTTTGGGCAGTCCATTACTAATACTTTCTTATTCAAGTACCCACCATTACACGCCTGTATCTTATCCGCCACCAGTAAGTTGTTAAGTATCTTAACTAACTCTGGGAAAGATTCTAAGTCTGTGTGTACTTGCTTCCAAATATCTTTGGGCGTCATCGGAGCCCGCGCCGAATCTAGCACTTGCATTATCTTATGACTCACATCTGAGTTCTTAGCTTTACCAAATTCACCTAGTGCTTTAGGCATCATCTTTTCAGTATGTGTAAGAACTGTGTTAGCATAGATAACATCTTCTACTTCTATTGTTGTACTCAATCTGCTAGCTGCTGATATTAGTGTGAGCTTAATTAGTTGGTTAAGTCTCCTGCCGTTGTAGTATTGGAATCTCGAATCAGGTATTCCTTGGAATGTTTTGTATATCTTATCTAATAAATCTTCTGCACCTTTGGATAGCTTAGCTTCACCTCGTACTTTGTGTTGGATATCTTTGTAGAAATTTGTAAGTTGTTGACCTAACTCTGTGGAGGGCGGCTTGGGGAAAGTAATTCTTCTACCTGTCGGTTCACCGTGTACAAGTATAAGTCTTGAAAAGAACCCTTGACCGATAGCTTCTGGGGGCATAAGTGTAGATAGATTTGTTGGAGTATTACCGCCGAAGATATTAATTGTTGGATTGTTAATGTAGACTTGTCTTGAATTCTTAAGTTTGTTTTCATATGTACCCTCGTAATCCCATAAGTTACCTAGTGTGGATAGGAACTCTAGGATAGCAGTTGTTCCAAAGAAGTCATTAAATTCATCGGCCGCAATAAATGACTCAACAGGTTCATTACTAATGTCTGGACCAAATATGTTCTGTGTAAGTATATCCTCTGGTGACTTATCTTTAATATCGAACTCATTACCTATACCGGCCAGATCCATTAAGTACTTTTCTTTAGATGTTTTGTCCGGTGCAAATGTTGTATAGCCGCTAGCTTTCATTAGGTTGCGCATTATTTTAATTACAGTAGATTTTCTAGTAGCTGGTATTCCAATTAACTTAACATACATATTGGGGTATATCTTAAAGTGCCCATGTTGAAAGTAGAAGTTCCTACCTAGGAAACCGGCGATGGACATAATAGCTGCCCACCTATGATAGAAAGTAGGAGCTTCTGACTCGCCTATATAATCTATATACAGCGAGAAGAAGTCCTTGTGCATAGTGTCACTTGCCTTTTTTATAAGTTAATCCAAACTCTCTTAGGAATTGATGCACACCTTCCTTAGCTGCCATAACAGAGAGTACTTTTCTATCTTCGCATACTTTGTCTACTGCCAGATTACTATGCTTAGCTTGAATACTATCTTTAAGTATTAGATAGGCTAAAGTAGAGAATATCATTGCGCCTGATAGGAAAGATAATACTATTACTTTGAACAGTTGCCAGAATAACTTCACCTCTCTTTCTAGTTGGCCATCTAAGTCCTGTCTTGTTTGTATTTGATCTATCAATCTTACCTCCTATTCAGTGGTTGCCCAACTTAGCGCACCCTTGCCATCTTTACCTGCTTTGATATCTGCAGGCACCGTGAATGTTCTTACTACTCCATCGTAACCTTTAACTGTTACTGGAATTTCCATGCGCTTTCTAACCTCCTCCGCAAAGTACTCATGTCCTTCTCTAAACATAAACAATATAGAGTCATGGATCTGACCAAGTAACTTAAATAAAGCACCGCGCGGGTTTATAGCTTCATTCATACTCAGTTCGCGGTGACATTTAATGAAACCTTTATTAACAGTCTGCGCATTAAGTGACTGTGGGCCATGTGCAATATAAGCATTGAGCGCGGTCTTTGATTTGGTAGGATCAGAGAAGCAATACCTAGTCCAGCCTGTTGCACCCACTAATAAGTTAGTTGTCATAACATCGCGCTTCACTCCCTCATAATATACTGGCCGCAGTCTGGAGTATCTAACATGGAATTGATTAAGCAAGTAGGTAGCTACATCAATCGGTTGCCAGCTCTTAGGTAGATTGAGTAAGCGTTTAGCTTCATAGATTTTAATCAAGCCCATAGTATCTACAAGTACGGCTGGCCCCATGTTATAGTTAGCGCCATGATTCACACGCTTAGCTAAGTCACGCAGGGCTTTGTTAATGACTTGGTGCAACTCTTCAATATAAATACTTTCATACGGTACACCAAAGAAACTTGCAGCATTCATTGAGTGAAAGTCATAGTCCGCGTTAACAGCCGCTATCATAGTAGGCTCACCAGATATGTAAGCTGTATCCCACGTCTCTGCTTGCTTAAGATCGCACTCAGCTATTCTCCAACCTTCAGGCGCAACGAGAGTTTGCTTAACTGCTTTACCTCTAGGTATGTTCTGTAGCTGTAGTCCACACCAGAAGTGATGCTCTTTAGAGGCTAGCCTACCTGTGTCAGTAGCATGTGGATTAAGTGAGTATAATATAACTCCCTTGTGTTCTTTGCCTACTGTGAGATAGGTGGATACCAGTTTCCTGTATTTACGCAAGTCTAATATGGTATCTATTATCCTATTGTTGAGCGGATGCCTGAATGCAGCTTTACGTAAACTCTTTTCGTCAGTGGACTCTTGAGCTATATCAGCACAGCCTAGCACTCTAAGTAATTGAGCAACTTGCTTGGGCGAGTTAGAGTTAAATCCTTTGGTGCCTAGCATATTTTCTAGTGACTTAGTCTTGTCAGCTATCTTACCCTCGTACTCAGCCTGTACTTCTTTAAGTTTATCTAAGTCTCTTGGTATACCAGTCATCTCGCAATGGTGGCAGGCATATACAAGTTGTATCTCAGCTAGGTAATTACCCCAAGCATAGGCTGGCATCTCTACGGTAGCAGCTAAGAATGATAACACAGTACCATAGGTATCTAGTCCGCAGTATTTATAATACTCATGCAGGTCTGTAGTCTCAGCTAAATCTTTCCAGTATATGGAATCACGTACTAGATAAGAAGTAATAAAGCCTAAGTCTTTAGGCATTTCTGAATACCAAGAGTGGAATAGGTTAGCAGTATCCCAACAGTAGTTGTAAGGTACCGCATTGTACATAGATAAGTAGGCTAGGTCATACTTACCATTCTGAAATACTTTGCGCGACTTAATTTCCCAATTAAACTTACGCATCCACGCTACAGCCCACATACTATCTATAGGGAGTACAGCTGTGTGAGTTGTAACCTCGCCAGTCTCCGATATAAACAGCGCAGTGTAGCCTATGCATCTAATACCTAATGGATCTTTTATTGTCTCAATATCTACCGCCAGTGCATAGCAATCTTTGTAAGCATCGAATACTTGCTCTATGTTACTATGGTCTAGTATACACCAGTTAAACTCTGGACATTGTAGCCAAGTGTCTGGAGATATTAACTTAGATATGAATCGCTGGGCAATATGCTTACCGTATGGCACAGTTACTAACTGTTTGAGGGGCGCGGTGAATACTATTTCTAATCCATCGCGCTTAAAGAGTGAGCCTTGATAGTTGTCTATGCTAGGATTCTTTACTGATAAAGTGTTACCTGATAAGTCATTAACCAGAAGTTTAAGATACTTAGGTGATGTAGATATAACACCTGTGATACCTACTGATCTACAGTATATATAAACTTCTGCTAGTGTTGATGGCTCATTAAGTAATACTTTGGCAGGCTTGCCGCCTACTAAAGGTTTGAGATATGGCAGATAAGATTGATCTTCTGGAGTACCAAGAAATAGAAGTCTTTGATGTTCCATGTTAGCCTAGAGTGTAGTGAATTGTTTGTATTGTGTGAGTGGTCCCCTCTACTATGCCGAGGGGAGGCCATTGCTTTAGGCTCTGCGTGCCTAGTACTACATACTACTAACTACAACAAACTAATTAAGCAAGAATAGTGTTAAGAATAGTAGTGTATTTAGCTGGTACTTTGCCTACTGGGTCAGTAGCCTTAGGCTTAGGCGAGTAAATACCAGTAACTACATACACATCCAAGTCCTTAGCCTTCTCAATCAACTGATCAAATGTAGTGATCCCTAGACCTTCGAACAATCCAACTGATGCCTTCTTTAGATTGTTCATAGCATACTTATTATCTAGTGCATAATTAACACTGCACTCTGTGCCGGGGAGTGTAGGCTCAGCATTTGGATCTTCTTGTTCTGTAGTAGATACATGAGTTAAATTCCAAATAATCTTACCTGCTTTTGGTGTTCCAAATTCTACTTTACCGGGCTCGAATGTGACAGTTAGTTTAGATAAATGTAGGCCGGGTGTAAATGGTTTCAACTCTGGCAAGTCAGCAATATCGTCGAGGCCGAAAGCTAGTGAGTTATTGATATCAGTCATGGTTTGTTACCTTTAAGTTTAAGTTATTGTTAATACATTGAGTTACTGCTAGTTAGGTACTGCTATGAGCTAAGCTCGTGGGTGCTACATTAAAGCTAAAGTTATTTCCTAGTTGTTGCGTTAAGTAATCTAACTCTAGCCATTAATTCTGATGTTGATAATTTAGGTTGTGGTGAAGGCACTACTGTTTCTTGTTCTTGTACTGTTGTTTGTTTATCTTGAGTTGGTTCTCGAACATTCTGGCTGCTGAGTGACGACGTGCTGCTTGCATCATTGATTCCACTCTCAACTGTTCCCAAAACTGTAAGTTTTGTCCCATCTGGCTTACTGACTCTATTTGGCTCCGCTGTAATATTGAGTTGACTTCCCGTAATTTGCGTGTTTGGCAGATCTGTTCGTTGAGTAAGTTCTTTAGTTTGACCACTCTGTCCTGTGAGAATCTGTGCCGGTTTATCCACCAGTGGATTAGCAGTTGCTGGCAAATTGCAAGTACTAATAGCGGTGTTGCTATTGTTAATAGTGCTTGGCTTAATGGCACTGTTTCCGGTAGGTACTCTAGCAGCCCCTGTACCCAGTCCTGTATAGATACCGCCGGTAACATATCCTTTAGTACTATCACGTTTTGCTGTATCTCTGCTAAGAAAAATGTCAAGTAATCCATTTGTTGAGTTCTCCAGTGCTAGGTTAGATGCGCTTTTAGTCAATACATTAGGGCGGTAAGTAGTAGATGAAGCTAGTATGTGCTTACCATTTTTGATTGTTGCGTATAATACATGGTTAAATGCTGAGGCTATAGTTATTGAGGTTGCTTTACTGCCGAATAGTGGAACAAGTTTCTTACTGCCATCTTCCATTTCAGCTTCAATGGTATGTGTAATACAAACTAGGTTATACTTGGCTTGTTGTAAGTATGATTTAATCATACCGCATATCTTAGATAAGTTACCCCAGTCATCAATCTGCATCTTGTATTCTATAGGATCAGCTACGTTCTTAGTAATGCTTGATGTGGCCGATGCGGTAAGCTGAGTGAGTGAGTCAATAACTACTACCCAAGAATTATCTAATTTATCTAGCTCTACTAGAATGTAAGGTTTAGATTCTTTAGTGCAGATACCACAGTCTACTTTACCGTGCGCGGTACATATCTTAACTGGCTTGCCGCGTAAAAGTTTTAACATAGTTTCTACAGCAATAGGCCAAGTAGGTGTATCGGGAATAGTCAAAGGTATTATGTGGTCTTTGAGTTCTTTAGGTAACTGCTTAAGAGTGGACATGCCTTTCTCTAAATTAATGTATAGTACATTGTAATATTTAGCTAATTGCCCTGAAGCTAGTGTCTTACCTGTGCCGGGATCGCCGTGAATAATAACTTTCTCTGATAGATCAGCTTCTTGATCTGACATTGATATATTGTATTCTTGTGGTTGGGTTAGTTCACTCATTTAATTTACCTTTGAGATTTAAGTTAAGCTTGTATTGTGATTCAGGTTTGCAGGATGGTTTAGTTCTTCCATTAAGTTGTTGAACAGTTTGCTTAGGTACAGTGCTAAATCCATAATACTCTTGTCTGGCTATATCACCGCACCTAGTACATCTTAAGTAGTTAACATTAGTTGTGAGTACATAGGGTTCATAATTATGCATTTGGATATAGCCTCTTACCTTTAGTATATAACACAACCCCATCTCTATAAGTAATTTCTTCGTATTGGTATAACTGTGCTGTTCTAAGGCTTGTATTAAGATGCCAATTGGCCTCATCTAAGCTAGTGAATATGCGCATACACTTGTGATGATTCTGAGCTTTTGGTGGCTTAACATTGTAATGAAGATGATATACTGTCTTGTTACTTACCTGATCGCTAGGTGAGTAGCCCATTTTATCTTGATTGTATTTAGGCTCTGGTTTAGGCGGATTAAGTATCAGCTTTTTACCGGGTACTCTTATTATATCGCCTTGATGTATAAGTGGATATAGTTTGTGTAAATCTGGGAAGTAACATGTCACTTCACTAAGCTCTACTATAACTATAAATACTTCAGGATCATGTGTGCTTGCTTGTAATCCAAGCTCGATATCAAATTGTCTTTTAATACTAGGGTATACATTCATCGATGTACTTATGAGTAGTTTTGAATAATATTCATTTTCTTCTTTACGCACATGTGAGAACTTAAAGTCATATCCAGACCTAGATAAATTTCCTACAAGTATGTTGTTATCATTAGAAATTAGGTACTTTCTTACCAGCTCCAAATCACTTTTGGTTGTCATCACAAATCTCCTATTGTATTATTAATCAATGCTTCACTGTAATTTTCTATCTTAGCTTCGGCCGGTGCATCCACTTCTCTACTTTGCTGCGCGGTTATAAGATCCATTAGATCTAGTTTAATTGGGAACTTAGCCTCCTCCGCGAGTAACCTAGCTTGCTCTTTAGCATTGATAGGTAAGGTTAAGTGCTTAGTGGATAAGTTACACACATCAATGAACTTGCATGTCTTGTGGTACTTGTTAATACAGTTATCACCATTCTTAGGGTAGGCTCCACTGGCCTCATATAACTTAATGATTTCCATGTCAATGATTAAGTCTCGTATCCAAGTAGCTCGCTCAGTGAGTGACTTATTAAACGATATCGGCGGTGCATACTCGAATGTTTTAGTTAGATATGCTAAGTACAGCACTCGATAAGATGTTATATTAGGAAACAGCGCGTCTAATACTACAGCATAACCTAGCGCCTGTGAAGAGTTCTTATACATTGCAGGGTTAACGGACTTGAGTGAAGTAGTCTTACACTCTAATACAACTATCTCACCTGTTAATCTGTTAGTAAGCACTGCGTCAATAGAACCTCTGAACTTAAATCCATCCGGCATTGAGATAGTAAACCCTAGTTCACAGCACGGCTCACCATTGTAGTAGGCTAACTCGTAACCTCTTAATAATCCTGTATCTAACGCAGCTTTGAATTTTTGAATAGCAACTATAGCTAGTGAGAATGATTTTTGTCTTTTATCATCATAGTAATCTAAGTCACCCTTGAATGCTAAGAATGCTTTTAATATAACTTTATCTAGTGGTGTACCTTTAAGTACTTCTTGTACTCCATCACCTACTATATGGCCAAATGAGAATGTAGCTTCTTCAACTTGTTGTACATCCTCGTCATTGTATTCACCGATTGAGCGTTTCTTATATAACTCATAGGCGCGGGGGCAGGCATGTAATTGGCTACGTGAAGAGTAAGATAATAGTTTAATTCTTTCATCAATTGTGTCTTGAGTATCTTGAGCGTCTGTCATATCAATACCTACTTTTTCTTTGGAAACTTATTGAATGCGGCTTTAGCTAAATTTATATTATGCTCTGCTATTCTTTTACTTTGTTTCCTTCTTACGTCGTCACACTCCCATGAGAAGTCTTTGAATATATCCTCGAATACAAGTGCCATATGTGATAAGCCAAGTTGATCTAAATCAAAGTTAACTATTAGTTCTATGTCACCTACACTGAGTAATACTTCGATGCTGTATTTGTGTAATATATTATAAGGTAATAGACCTGCTTCATTCACATTGGTTAATCTACATTCAATCTCAGCTAGTAACTCAGGTACTACACCATAGTATAATATGGCGCCAAACTTTTTATTCTTAAGTACCCATGAGTCCTCAGTAATTATAAGTGGACCTTGTACTGTGTTAAACTGTGTTGTGTGCATCTGATCTTGTATGCTCATATTACACCTTAGATAGAGTTAGTAACATGTAAGAATAGCCAATCTAGTATATCGTTCTGTTCCTTTGGAGTTAACAGTTCCGTGCCCCTAACAAAGTGCCAAGCTAGGTAAGCCGCATGAGTAGAGTTATCAGTCACTTGTAAGTACCAAGCTAACACTGCTTTACATAACAACTCACTTGGTTGATTCCAGTGACTTATAGTATTAGGTGTGGCCGGTATCTTGGTGCTATCAACTTTACCATCTTCATCACACATTAGCCAATCAATTAGCTTATTAATATCACCTAGGTATAACTTAGGATATTTAAGTTGGAGTATGTGTACAGCTGGTCTAATGTATTTAACTGGCAACGTGACCTCCTATGGGCAAAGCCCAACTCTCTATTGGTTAAGATTAAAATAAATCATCTTCACTTAAATTCTTAACTGCTTTAGTTTTAGGTTTAGGCATAGCCGCTATTAAGTCAACACCTACTTTCTTTTCTAGTCCACTTACTAATATCGCAATTTGCTCTTCAGTAAGCAGTGTTACGCAATCGGGATCTTCGCTAAGTTGTTTATGTATTTCTTTAAGCAGGATTGCATAGTTAGGCTGTTCATTGGCTAGTGCTACTTCTAACGCTGCGATTTTTTCGGTTGCTTGCAATATGTTAGCGCTCATATTAGATTAAACCTTTCTTTTTTAGGTAGGATGTAGTTACAATTAGTTTTACTTGCTCGTCAGATAGCATAGTTTTACTGTATATATCTGAGTGAGGAACCCACAAGACCACCTGCCCTTTTATGTAGTTGTCATAGACAATTTTAACGGCAAGCTCATTCTCACTTAAGTATTGCGCTACTATTGGCGCGCCTTGAATGTTGTCGGTGTTGTTAAAGTATTGTGCGGCTTTCATGTAATAGGCTCCCCTAATTAATTAAGCTAGAAAATTCTATCGGTTCCATATTTGAATGTGAGTGTGAATGTTATTGAGTCATCGCCTATTGTGTAGGCTAGTTTGGCCGTGTTACCCGCGTGGAACAGGTCAAGCCAATGCTTATAATTGTCATCGCGAAATTTTTCCTTAATTACTGCCTTGATTACTCGCCGGTGTAGTTTACTAGGCAAGGTAACCGTTACTGATTTATTCTTTTTTAATTGTTCCCAAATGGGTTGATACAATCTTTTGGATGTAGGGCGGGGGCGTGTTGGTGCATTAAGTTTTATCATATCCCCCCAATGAATCATCGCAATCAGAATCTAAGTCACCCATGTCATATAAATCAACTACCTTGAATGACTTCTTTTGCTCTCGATTGCCTAGTGATATTCTCACACGCAGCGGGGAGCTGTGTTTATTGTAACCTTCCACATAATCAAATAGTAACTTCGCGCCGCCTGTTATATCATCGTGTATGGTGTTCTCTGTGGCTGTAGGATCTGATTCAATCTGCGCTTGTAATGTACGGCGTGCGGAGTGTACAGCGTTACGGAGTGAATCCAGTTCGCGGGTGTTATTTACCTCAACTACAATTATTTTATCGAGTAATAAGGAATCTAGTATTTCTTTAGCGTTCATGTATGGCTCTCAAGGTTTTGTGTGGTGGGTGTGGTGCACTAAACAAAAAACCCACGGGTTAGGTGGGCTCAGGATTTAGTACAACAGAAGGGAGTAGGCTACCTCCCCCAGCGAATTACATAATTGAGGCGAGTAATTCTTCTTCTGTTGTGTTCAAGTACAGGTCAAGCGCCTCGGTTAGCTGAGTAAGAACAGGTTCAAACTGTGCAGCATTTTGTGAGTTGGTTAGGTATGTGGTTAACAAACCTTGCAACGCAGCCAAAATCTTTTTGTTTCCCTTGTGTGAAACGAATTTCGTTTTGAATACTGCCACTTGGCCTTTGAGTTTCTCTGCAGAATATAAACCAAGTGCACCCATTGTAGTGATGTAATCTGTGTAGAATGCCTCGAACAGTTCTTTTGGAATGCCAACACGCCCTTTCTGTGGCTTAGGTGCGTTAGCGATAGCTACCCAATCCAACAGTTCGTAAGGAAAATCGGCGTCACCCTTGATTGCTTCGTTAGCGTCTACAATTGCGCGTGCTTTTTCGTAGAATACATCGCCTAATGTATCGAGAACTAATTCAGCTACTTTTCCACCTGCATCAAGGGCCTGTAAAACACCTGTAACTGTAAGTTTAGGTAACTTGGTTAATTGCACAGTTTCGCGTTTCTTACCATCTTTCTCGCGAAAGTAGAACGATTCTGTCACTTGTGTTGTTTCTAATACGATTGGTGTTGTCATTTTGTTACCCCTAGGTTTGGTTTGTTTGGTTAATCACAATTCGTTTTTGTGAGTCTTAATAGTAAAACAGGCGGCTAAGCCTGTCAAGTACTATTTTGAAATGTAGCTTATAAATCACTTGGTAATGCTGTGCGCTGTTTACCCTTAAAGTACTCTGCTTTTTCTGTTAGTGTGTCACCCTTGATAACTTGTCGTGCTACTCCATCAATTAAGTGCTCAGGCTCACACAGTATAGCTAGTGTGGTTCTAGCGCGGGTTACGGCGGTGTACAACCACTCTCTGCTTACCATACGAGAATTAGAATTGTGCAGGCATATAAACACCTTATCCCACTCACTGCCTTGTGCTTTGTGGCATGTTATAGCATATCCTAGTAAGAGAGAGTTAACTTCTGCGGCGGTGGTTAGTTCTACCTCCTCCTCACTCTCGCACATACGCACTACTATGATGTGAGAGCTGGATTGTTTACGCTCTTCGCCGTCATCATCAAGGCTTAATTGCATGTTAGCTAGTATTGTATCCACGTCTGCTAAAGTGTTTGGTATGTGGTGAATACTATTCTGTGTAGATTGTGCCCCGTCTCGGTGGCCTCCCCAATAATTTAATGTGTGCGCCGCGTCTTGATATGCTATACCAGTGTAATTACCGTTTACCTTTATATCTACAATGTATGCATCTTCCTTGTCTACAAGTACTTTATCACCTATTGCGAAGTAGTATTTATTGTAACCAGCTATGACCTCATGAACTAGCTTTTGCTCAGTCACTGCAAAATACTCTGCGATGTGTTTGTTTAGTTCAAGGGTGCCATATGATTTGTTATAGGCCATAAGAATGATGTCGGAAGTGGGATCATACATCTTTGAGTTGTATAGTTTAATAAAATATTGCGCGGTAGCTCTGATTGCCCAATCCACTGAGAGCTGTTTACCCCACACATTGATTTGCATTTGAGGGAATTCGTTGTAAGTGTCTTTTTTTATTTCTTCGCCGTTAATGATTTGGGTAGCTAGTTTAATGATTGGCGAACCTAAAGCCTGTCTGTGTACTTCGTGTAGTTCAACAGTTGGTAGCTCTAACATCTTAAAGCCTAGGATTGCAGGGCCAAATACAGGGGGTAGCTGTTGAATGTCACCTAAGAATACTTCTTGTACTGGGTGTTTAATTGCTTCACGGTATTTCTCATATAGATCAGTTCCTAACATGCCAGATTCTTCAAACACCATACAATTGATAGAACTGGGCAATGGGTTGGCTGCGTTGCGGGTGGGTACAAATGGTTTGCTTGTTTTAGTGTTTCCGTCTGGGTCTGTTATTGATACTTCCTTGCGCTGATATTGTAGTAATTTGTGTAAAGTCATGCAATTGTTCTTTAGGTCTGCGGGTAAGCGCTTGCGAATATTGACAACCGCACGGCGGGTGAATGCTACTATTACCACACCGGGCGTGTCATCAATTAGAAACTTATGCCCCCCGCTTTGGAGCTTACCTATCTTACCTGATTGAATCAGCGCGGTTATTCCGGCGCTTTGTATAGTGGTCTTACCTGTACCCGCAGAACCTGTCACCACGCATGATTGACCTGTACTTATTAGCTCAATTGCGCGTAATTGCTCAGGGTTATACTGTATTTGACCGTGTGCAAGTTTAAGTGGGTTATGGGGCGGTGCCTTCGTGTATGCATTGAGCTGTTCCGCATTATGCTGTGTTAGACCACTTGCACGCTTTGCGTTATTTGCTGCTTGTAGTGCTGCTATTCTAGCGCGCAATGCATCGCCTACGGATTGGGTAGGTTGTTCTGTTGTGGCAGGTGTAGCGTTATTAATTGGGGAACTATTCACAGCGCTTCGCGCATCACTTGATTGAATTTCCCTTTCCTCCCTTGCTTGCTGTGCCTTAGCCTTAGCCAGTGCTATCATGTGCGCAATTTTTTGCGCGGGCGTCATTGTAGATTGTTCCATGTTGTATATTCCTATGTGCGATGTTTGGCTGAATTATATAAAGCTAGTGCTTTTATATAGTCAATTTTGTTAAGGTAGTTTTTTGGGTCAGGCTTGGCGGTGGTATCCACCCCGCTAATCAATGCCTCAAATGCTGTAGCCTGTATCGCCCTATTCGCAATAAATGTAGGTGAGACATTACTAACCTGCGCCTGTTCGGTTATGTAATCAGGTTCTAGTATTTCATACTGAGTCTTACATGCAACCCGTAACGCTTGAATTAACACGGTTCCTATGGGTGTATAACAGGGAACACTCGAATCTATTTCGTCGATTAATTCTGTTATGTCGTGTTCGTCATAGCAAATAAGGGTACGTTGACAGATTGCATCGCGTATCATTTTGCACCACAGATTTTTAATTGTAATCATAGGCCCAAAATGTGTGACTAGGTGCGGCGGTGTAAGTGTCAAAGTATGTGGGAACTGTGCAACCCTTGCGGCCCACTCGCTAATTAATCTAGCCAGTTTTTCAGGCTGTGACCTGTATCGGTTAATCAACCCCTCAATATGGGTTTCACGCTCGCGCTCTACACTCAGGATGTAATTCCTAGAGTAGTTCACAGTGTAGTCGTCAATTGCTTGTTTCCATACATTCAAATGTTGCTCAAGTAACTCAAGCGTATTATTGTGTTTGTTTATGTGTATCTTAGGTATTACTGCTGATGTATCTGGTATAGTAGCAACCACATCACACACATTGATTAGATCATGGATACAAGTATTTATTATGGTGCAATCGGCCGGGGATTGTATCCAACCTGATTCCACTATTACACGTTTAGTTGAGTATAGTTTACTCAGTGTGCATAAGTACAATTCTGTGTTTGTGAGTGTGACAGTTTCGTCAATGTATGATTCAAGAATGTTATTTATTGTGTTTTGCGCGGTGTAGAATATAGGATGCACATAACCACTTACACGTAAATCTAGTGATGTAAAATGCTGAACTGCAAATCTGGTATTACTTAGAGCACAATTGACTGTTGTCATTGTATCACCTTTAGGTTAGTTAACACACACTATGTGTTTTTACTTTTTGGGTTGGCTGCACTGTATGCGATAAGTGAACTTCATCGCCTTCGGCTTACGCTTAAAATATGCTAACCAATCTTTGAACTATTTGTTCCCTTGTGACTCTCGCTAATAATTCTAGCTTTCCACCTTGTAAATCTAGCTTTCTGAATATTACTTTGAAATGTGTACTTATTGTTTCAGGTGATATTTCCAATTCTTTGGCTATTCTCTTATTAGAGTATATTCCATCTAGTTTCATTTTACCTACTATTTGGGCCTGTCTGTAACTTAACTTAGTTAGGTCAAGCGGGGTATCATTCTTGAATGCTGGAACTGTTAGTTCCAAAAAAGGTTTGTTTGTGGTACTTGTAAATTGTGAATTAAACTCGCGGTGATTGTATCTACCTGTATCTGTGTCTGATTGTGTGGTGTGCTTACTCATGATATTAACTCCAGTACTATTAAATAAAAAGGTTTTCAGATTCAAATCCCCAAAATAGCGCTAAACAAAATGCAAATATAGCTTCGCTATGTACGCGGGGATCAATAAGGTTTTTTATTTCGCCTACTCTACTTGAATCTAAATTGTTACTTAGTGTTTTTAGTCCTTCAGAGATTAACTTAACTTTGTATTCAGGTATATTAGTTAGGTCTAATTTCATAATGGCGTACTTACTAACTTCACTAGGTATTACTATGCTTAAATGTCTATCCATACCGGGGAAAGCCGAATTAAGGGTGAACTTAATTGCTTGATAAGATATAGTTCCTAACGCTTCAAAGCTATAGTTTGATATTAATAACTCTCCGTGCTTATCTGTTTTATACAACGCCAATTCCATGATATTACCTATATTATGATGTGTGGGGAGTGTCTATTGTGCGCCCAGTGGCGGTGTGTGTCAAGCACTATTTTTAATTCAACCTTGCATGATGTGAGTGATGTGAATCATGTGAGTGATGTGGTGTGATGTGGCCTATGTGAACCATATTGCGATTGCGGAGGGGGGCAGTGTGTATTTCATGCCCTCTGAGTTGGTGTATATAACCTTATATACCTTATTATTACCTTATATAACCTTATTTCTCTGTGTATAACCCTATATATGGGTGTATTTATTGTTAGTTGTATTTATATGTATTATATCTTACCGTTTGTATAGGTGTCACTAAATTTTTTCATAATGTGAAATGAGTAGAGATATATAGACTAACAGATACAGCTACCAACAGACTAGGATATAAATAGAGAGTAATAGATAGTAATAGAGAGAGTAATGGAGAGTTATAGAGTGAGTAAGTAATAGATAGTTAGAGAGAGTGAAAAAAGAGGGGTCGAAAACCACACCCCCCATGCCTGCAATGGTCATATTGTTCACATTGGCCATATATGGTCATATTTGCTCACATCACCCATATGGCTCACATCGCTCACATGAGGTGATGATACAAACCAACTTACTTAACCATATGTAATAGTACTCTACCTGTACTCTTAGCAGCTACTAACTTAGGCTGGGTAAGATTAAATAGGCTATATTTAATAACCCCAGCACAACCATTATTAGCTACACGTAACCAATCCAGTGCCTCTGAGTAGCTCCAAGCATACTGCCATGTTCCATGTGTATCTAACACAGCATAGCCACCGCCAAAACGAACAGTAAAACTTTTAATTGATCTGCGTGTATGTTTGAATAGTTTGTTTAGTTTAGGGTTTAGTTTATTAAGTGTGCTCATGTTATATAGTCCTATTGTTTAAGTGGTCTGTGTGTTTAGTTGTGTTCTGGTGTTAGGTACTCTTTAGCAGCTTTTAAGTGTATTACTGCTTCCCTAGTTTGTTCTGAGTTCTCGCCGTATGTACGAACAATCCTAATTAGTGACAGCTCAGCCTCTGCTATCAGCTCAAGTAGTACCTCTTCATTCGTTTGATTCGCTGTTTCTGGTATATTCATTTGATTCACTCCATTAGTTAGATTCAACAGTTACCAGTATACACACCTCAATAATTAAATCATCCCCTAAGTGGGTATAAACAACACACTGACGTAAATATATTCGCACTAGCTACAAACTACCTATAACTCACTACTAACCCATCAACTCTCAAACCTAAACAATAATCACTCTCATCCCAACTTGTAAATGATAATCAATCTCATTAACTATCTATTCTAGGGGAGGGGTAGGAGGCTTTTTGCGTTTTGGGTGACGTGGGTATCCTATGTAACCTCCCACATTTTACTAAAGTTTTATAAAACTACTAACTTATAATTAAAGTTTCCAATTCCCCACTAACAAAAAATAATATTAAAAAATAAACTTGAGTTAATGGCGCTACGCACCTTATTAACTCAATGGCCTAACATAGGAGAATACTAAGTGACTATTAATACAAGTACATCAACTAAGTTAGGCGATGCCACGCGCGAAAAAGCACTATCACTACTTGCGTGTAATGTACCAGATGTACAAGTAGCCAATGCACTAGGTGTATCAGTAAGTAGGATTACACAACTATTATCCGAAGATGAATTTAAGGATAGACTAGCTGAGTTAAAGTACACTACACTAAGTAAGCACGTAGAGTCAGATAAAGAAAAAGATCAATTTGAGGATAAGTTGTTGGGTAAATTGCAGGATTCACTAGAGCATGAGTATAGAGCCCCTGTGTTATTAAAAGCTTTCCAAGTATTAAATGCAGCCAAGCGTAGATCTGCGCCCGGCGTAGCAGGAGGAATAACAAGCACTGCGCCAACAGTCCAACTAATCATGCCAACAAAAGTAGTAAACAAATTTACAACAAACATATACAATCAGGTAATAAAAACTGGACAACAGGAACTTATTACAGTACAATCTAACCAAATGGGTAAAATGTTGGATCAAACAATAGTACAAAATAGAGTAGGGAGATTACTAGATGAATGCTCTGATAGAGGGAGTGTGCCAAGTGACTCGGCCGATGACAAGTGAGCCACTGACTTATAACGCAAGTGCGCTAAGGCAACCAATAGTTGTAGATAAGACCAATGCGCAAGCCATGCTAACTAAGTTACGTGAGCAATTAGCTCGCACAAACTGTAAATAATGTTAATAATAACCTGAAGGGGTAGGAATGTTAGTACCTAAAAGTGAACCTTCCCCTAACTTACCTGATTTCTTGCAGCAGGACTTTATAGATGAGCAAGATCCGGCCGATGACTTAGCAGAACTAAGTTTCTCGGCTGAGGATGTATCAGAAGCCTCTAAAAAGTCACTAGACTTTCTAGCCGCACTAGCTATGCCCACAGTATTTAGGTACTTTTTCCCTCCTATCTATATAGCAGTATGGGAATGGCTACTAGAAACTGTACATAAAACACGTGATTTCTCGCAACTCGCACTGGGATTACCGCGCGGATTTGCCAAATCCACAGTTATTAAATTATTTGTGCTATACTGTGTACTATTCACCTCGCGTAAATTCATCTTAGTAACTTCCGAGAATCAATCCAAAGCTAATAACATCATATCTGATGTAATAGATATGTTAAATGAGCCTAATATTATAGCTGCATTTGGTGATTGGAAGTTAGGTATAGAATCTGACAGGTTAGACTTAAAGAAATTTGGCTTCAGAGGTAGAAATATAACTATCATGGCCGGTACTGTATCAGCTGTTCGAGGTATTAACCTTAAAAACGAACGTCCTGATATAATGATCTTTGACGATATACAATCTAGGGAGTGTTCTGAGTCACAAGTGCAGTCAGAAACATTAGAACGTGAGATGATAGGTACGGCTATGAAAGCCAAATCACCTCATGGCTGTATGTTCCTGTTTGTTGGTAACATGTATCCTACTAAGTTCTCTATTCTAAAGAAGCTTAAAACTAATCCTAACTGGGTTAAGTTTATTGTGGGTGGAATTTTAGCCAGCGGGGAAAGTTTATGGGAAGAATTACAGCCGCTAGAACAATTAATTAAAGAGTTCCAGAATGACTTGTCAATGGGTAAGCCGCAAGTATTCTACGCTGAAGTACTTAACGATGAGAACGCAGCACTAAATAACTTAGTAGATCTATCTAACTTACCGGCCCTCCCTTATCACGAAGGTGATATACCCAATGGTAACTTCATAGTAATAGATCCGGCCGGCAGTAAAAAGAAGTCAAATAACACAGCAATAGGTTACTTTGAAGTCTATGACGCTAAGCCAGTATTGGTGGACTTAGTTAATGAGATACTCTCTCCGGGCAGGACTGTTTACGAGGCGCTAAGACTTTGCCTAACTTATAATTGTAGACTGGTAGCTGTTGAGTCAGTAGCTTATCAAGCTTCACTATGTTATTGGGCACAGCACATAATGGAACAGCGACAGATAAATGGTATAGAGTTTGTTGAAGTATACCCAGATGGTGGAGCTAAGAACTCTCGCATATTAAAGATGTTAAGAGAATATGTGGCCGGTGAAGTATTTGTTAAGCCAAACTTGCAAGCTGAGGTACATCTTGAAATGATGCAGTTTAATCCACTTAAAACTGATAACACTGATAACATACTTGATGTGTTAACTTACCCATATAAGATAATAAGGGAATTTGGGGAGTTTATAACCAGTACCACAGTAATAGAAATGCAGGACTTTGATGCTACAGAAGTTCCTGAGTTCAACTCTCCATTCTAAATAAGATTAGCAGTACAAACTAGAAAGATAACTATGGCATCTAACACAGGTCTTATTATACCTAAATCCTCACAGGAAGGTATAATTGAGTATAGTAGATTATGCTACAATTTACTAGAAAAACAGTTCTCTATAAGAGAGCGCATGAGGCAGGTTGACTTAGCCTATATTAGAGAGAAAGATAGAACTGAGGCACAGATTCGCGCAAAAAATGCTAATAAGCAAGGTGACGCAGATAGGTTACAGAACATAACTGTACCTGTAATCTATCCGCAAGTAGAATCAGCTACAGCCTATCAATCAGAAGTATTTTTATCTGGTCAGCCCATATTTAGTTTTGTCAGTCCTCCGCAGTACATGGACCAAGCGATGGCTATGAATGCTATCATTGAGGATAACTGCACGCGTGGTGGCTGGGTAAGAGAACTTATGATGTTCTTCCGTGATGGATTTAAGTATAACCAGAGCGCAATAGAGGTTGTATGGGACAGGAGAATAACTGCTGCTGTAGAAACTGACTTAGCTATAGGATCTAATGGACAACCTAAACAGGTAATTTGGGAAGGTAACTCACTTAATAGATGGTGTCCATATAATACATTTTGGGATACTAGAGTTACGCCGCCGGAAGTTTCCAGTAAAGGTGAGTTCATCGGCAAGACAGAAATTATGTCTCGTATAAGGCTAAAGAAATTTATAGCTGAACTCCCTGATAAGATGGTAGATAATGTGCGCTCAGCATTTGAGTCTAGTATATCAGGCACTTCATTATCTGGTACTAGTTACCAAGGTGAAAGTTTCTACATACCACAGATCAATCCTGATGCATTAACCAGTAGTATGTATCAGCATGGTGTAGACTGGGAAAGATTCGCTGGACTAGATAAAGCTAGCAATTCAATAAACTACAAGAACTCTTACGAGGTTAGTACACTTTATGCGGTAATATTACCTTCTGACTTTAGCTTAAAACTACCGGGACGTAATACTCCACAGGTCTGGAAATTTATTATAGTTAACCGCCAAGTTCTTTTATATGCTGAGCGCCAAACCAATGCACACGATAAATTACCTGTGCTTATGGGCTCTCCACTAGAAGATGGACTAGGATACCAAACTAAGTCATACGCAGAAAATGTAGCTCCATTACAGGATGCAAGTTCAGGACTTATGAACTCTGTATTTGCCGCGCGACGCAGGGCAATATCAGATAGGTTAGCTTATGATCCAAGCCGGATAAGTTCATCTGCTATTAACTCATCTAATCCTAGCGCTAAGATACCAGTTCGCCCAAGTGCTTATGGCAAGAATCCGGGTGAGGCTATATTCCAGTTTCCTTTCCGCGATGAGAACTCACAATTTGCATTACAGCAAGTTAGTCAGCTACAGGGAATGTCTAACATAGTTAATGGCTCTAATCCGGCTAGACAAGGTCAGTTTGTTAAGGGCAATAAAACCTTACATGAGTTCTCTGATACTATGGCACACTCTAATGCACGTGATCAGATGTGCTCTTTACTATTAGAAGCTCAAGTATTCACCCCGATGAAGGAGATATTAAAACTTAATATTTTGCAGTACCAAGCTGGAACTACCATATATAGCCAATCCAAAGACCGGCAAGTGCAAGTAGATCCTATTAAGTTACGTACGGCGGTGCTTGCATTTGAAGTATCTGACGGTCTAACGCCTACAGCTAAGCTAATTAATGGTGATACTTTCCAAGTAGCTACGCAAGCTATTATGGGTACACCGGCGCTGGCTGCCGAGTATAATGTTGGCCCGATGTTCTCTTACTTAGTTAAAACTCAAGGCGCTGACATTAGAGCCTTTGAGAAAACTATAGAACAGAAAACTTACGAACAGGCTATGATGAGTTGGCAACAAGTTGTAATGGAAGCTATTAAGCAGGGTGCATCGCAAGATAAGTTACCTCCACAACCCAAACCGGCCGATTATGGCTATATACCGCAGCAAGTACAAGATAGCAACCCTACACCGCCACCTACAAGTAGTAGTATGTAGCTGATATGCTAGTTGCAATTGGCTGTAGCGCCGCGCGGTGCTTGACGGCGGTGTTGCTGACACAATTAGCGGCGGGTTCCATATGTCAAGAGCAGAAGCGTAGCGTCTCTTGACATAGGGTAGAGCTAATTGTTAAGCTCACCGGAAGTAGTCAGCCCCGCAAGCGAAAGACAAGGCAACGATGGTGTACTAACTAATAAGGAACTAACATGGCAGTACTACAAGAAAATAGATTTAACTCGTATAATCTAACTGAGGAAGAATTTCTCGCTGCTACTAGACTAACAGACTTACAGAGAATGAAGATTCAAACTGAGTTATCACAGATAGCTCATAGGTTACTTAATTGGACCTTAGATTTAGAGAATTATCATGTATCAATAGCAACACATGCAGAGTTACAAGGTAGGCTTAATGCTTACTCAGGTATATTAGATGATCACGCAGACTCAGTGGCTAAAGAAATTGAGGCTGCTAGAGAATCTAATCAATATCCCACACAATAACTTATAGTATCACAACCAAGTAGTATCCCTCAGCATTATAACTTAACAAAGGAATTAACATGGCAGATTTTTTTGCAAGCTTAAAAAGTGCGTTTTCAGGCACAGCGCCTACAGCACAGAATACTCAACCGACTCAGCAACCAGCTGCACCTACTGAGCCACAGTCTACAGCTCCACAAGCTCCGCAATCCCCTCTTGATGAGTACTCAAAATTATGGGAACCTGTAGCTACTGATCCAGATTCTAAACAACCCACAGGGTTAGACCCGGCAGAGTTAATGAAGTCAGCTTCTAAAGTAGACTTTACTAAAGCTCTCACGCCTGAGATGCTATCTAAGTTACAAGCTGGCGGTGAAGATGCATTGCGGTCATTACCTGAGTTAGTTAATAGAATGTCACAACAAGCTTATGCTTCTGGGGTTATGGCTTCTAGTAAATTAATGGAAACCAAAATAGCTGAAGCCGAATCAAAATTCCTGAGTAAGTTACCTGACTTAATTAGGAAACATAATGCAGTAGAATCTACCTTCGAAGATAACCCTTTGTTAAAACACGAGAGTGTTCAACCCTTAGTAGCAGCAATCCAACAACAGTTTGCAGTTAAGCATCCCGGTGCAACTGCAAAAGAATTAAAAGAGTACACCAATAAGTATTTAGATGGGGTAGCAGGGCTGTTTAGGAAGCCAGAACCTCAAGCTAAGGGCAGAAATGTCGATAATACCGATTGGGAAGATTTCGCTAAATTTTAACTAGCTAAGCTAGTAACCAATTAAAGAGGTATTTATGTTTAGAGTATTTGGTACCACGGACGGACTTAATCGTCATGCTCGTGTAGGGGAGCTTATTAATAGCCCCTTAATTTCAACTATTGCCACAGATGCTGATGTAACTTACACTATATCGCAATTGTCTGGTCGTGCAATCTTACGGACTTCGTTGACCGCACCTAGAAGTGACACACTTCCTACTGCTGCTGCTATCTTAGCTGTAAATGCTAATATGGATATTGGCGATACGTTTCTTGTAATGTTAGCTAATACATCCGCATCTGCGATTACATTAGTTACTAACACAGGTGTGACGCTTAATGGTAATACTACTATTGCTGCCACTTCAAGAGCATTCTTAGTAATTACCAAAACATCGGACACAACAGTTACTGCAACATTGTTCTAATTCAATATTAGACTTTGCCGCATTGACAACTAGAAAACAATTTAAGGATTAGATATGTCTACAGGTATTTTAACACAAAATCAGTTTCCAGCGGATTTTGTTAAGAAGTCATTTGCTGGAATGATTATGCGGCTTATGCCTTCAGGTAATGCACCTTTGTTTGGGCTAACTTCAATGTTAGGTACAGAGAATGCTAGCCGCGTTGAGCATGGGTTCTTCACCAAAACAATGTTGTTTCCACAAGTTACTTTGGCTGCCGCTGTAGCTAACGCAACTGACACAACTTTCACGGTTACTTCTACTACCAATATCATCCCCGGTATGGTGTTGCAGGCTAACTCTACAAAAGAGCAGATCATAGTTAACAGCATTATCTCCTCTACACAACTTACTGTATCTCGTGGTGTGGGTGTTGTATCCGCTGCTGCTATTTCTAATGGTGTTGATCTTTACCAAGTTGGTAATGCATTCGAAGAGGCTTCTGTACGTCCTAACGCACAGAATATTATTCCGGTGCGTATTACTAACTTCACTCAGATTTTCCGTAATACTTGGGCACTAAGTGATACAACTCGTGAAACCCTAGTTATTGCTGGTGAAGATAACGTATCTGAGTCTAAGATGGATGCAACAATGTTCCATGCTGCTGACATCGAAAAAGCTCTATTTTTTGGTCAGAAGTCACAAGGTACTAGGAATGGGCAACCTTTCCGCACTATGGATGGCTTGGAGAGTATTGTTAGTAACTTGAGTTATTATCCTTCTTCCTACGCTGCTGCTAACGTGTTTACTGCAGGTGCAACCACTAACTATACGCAGTTAGAAGGTTTTGTTGATCCAGTGTTCAACCAGAATACAGACCCACGTACAGGTAACCAGCGCTTTGCATTCGTAGGTGGAACTGCACTCAAGGTGATTAACAATATTTGCCGTTTGAATGGTAATTATCAGTTGATTGACGGACAAACAAGTTGGGGCTTCCAGTTTAAGACACTGAAATTTGCACGTGGTACTATTCAACTTGTCGAGCATCCACTGTTCAACACTAATGCTAACTGGTCTAAGTACATGTTTGTTGTTGATACTTCAACATTCAAAACTGCTTACTTGGGTAACCGTAAAACTCAGTATAAAGAGTTTAACATGGACCCAGATAACTGTGCTCAGGATAATGGTATTGATGCAGTTGGTGGTACACTAACTACTGAAGTTACTTGCGTTATTAAAAACCCTCCAGCAAACTCTATTGTATACAACTTAACAGCTGCTGCGGCAGGCTAATAGGAAAAAAGATGGCTACCATTAAAGTCCCTTCAAATGTAAGTTCAATAACATTCACATCATCTGGAGTAAAGGCTGCTTCATCTGGCTTGATTACTGGTATCACAGCTGTTGAAGCTACGGTAGCCACCTCTCCTTACAGTGCTAATGCAGGTTATAAAGGTATTCAGTACACTGATGGACAAGCAGCTTACATATACCTACCATCTGTAATTTCTAGTATCACTATAAATGGTAACGTTTATGCTGTAACATCTGGAGTAATAGGCCCAGTACCGGCGGCAGATGTTGCCGTCTTTATTGGCTCATTAAGAAATGTTAATGCCCTGTTCCAATTAGTTACAGGCTAACATAAATTTTGTAATAACCTAAAAGGAATATCATGGCACAACATAAATTGTACAAATCTTGCCTGAGTAGTAACTCATATATATTCGCTGGTGGTACCATCGGAGGTAAGCGAGCAGTATTTATTAATGGCAGATATGCTACTGGCAACGCCGAAGAAATTGCTGAGTTAGACGCACTGATCGCTGGCGGTAACCAGTATATTTACGTAGATGCTTCTGAGCCAGAAGTGGATACTGATAATTTAGATCCAATAGAACAGATTAGGCGTAAAGCTGTTGCTGAGTATATTGCAAGACAAGCTGCCGCTAATAGTCTAACAAATGATCGCGGGGAAACTGCCTCTGATAAGTTAGCTAATATTGGTAATAGTACTACCATTTCTCCGATTAGCTCAGAGCAATCTAACTCAGTTGAGGCAGTTGATCCAACTAGTGAGCTAGCAACCTTAACTGCTTCACTTAAAGCAAAGAAAGCATAATTTAGATGGCTACATTTTCTGAGATATTAACTGATGTTTACACTTTGACTAATAGACCTGATCTTGTAGCCGAATCTAAGCTTGCTGTAAGGGCTGCTACACTTAAGGTCCATGCCACAGATTTTTACTATAAGGACATTACTGAGTTACCTGTTGATCTAGGTGTTAGCGAGTTTTTACATACTTTAGATTATAAAGATATTTTTCCAAGGTACAAAGCTCTGTCTTACATAAGAAAACTAGATATTACTACTACAGATAATCAGGATGTATTTTTTACTGTCCTAACCCCAAATGAAGTACTTGATCCATATAGTGCTAACAGAGCAGATGTGGCGTATGTAGCTGGGGCTAATTTACAGTTGCGAGGTAGCACTAAATTTAGGTACGTATCAATAGGGGCTTACCAATATCCGGATGTAACTGAGGATAGCTACAATAGCTGGATTGCTATTGAGTACCCATTTACAATTATTCACATAGCTGCGGCTAATGTATTTGCCGGCATTGGGCTGAGGGAAGAGGCTAACAGCCAAATGAGTATGGCTGGCAACCTAATAACAGACTTAAAAATGACTAACATACAAGCAGAGGGGTATTAAATGACAAGCAGTGTGTGGATCCCAGATAGTCCAGTTACGCCTCCTAATGTTAATACAGAGGACGTTACTCATGACTTAGCTACTTCCCCCCAAGTTAGTTCGACTCTTAATGATTATCTCGACTATAATCAATCATCAACTTTACGTAACCTAACTACAGGTGATACAGTAGCTAATTTAGTAGGTCATATACCAACTGTTTCTGAGGCGACTTACAGTGCAGTTAGTTATCACCTACCGACCGTAAGGGCTGGACTGATTGGAGGAGGCAAGTTTGTATGGTCGCCTAGTACAGCTAAGTCACTGCACGATGGGGGCTATATAGTAAGTCCTACTGTTCCATGGGATAAATCACTCGCAACACTGCAGAACTATTTAGATGGGGTGGGCGAAACATTCCCTTCAGGGACGGGCTGTTGGGTAAGAGCTGATTTGACTTGTTTGGATCCAAGCCACTTTGGTGCTGTATGTAATGATACAGTGTCCGATTCTATATCCATACAAGCTTGTGTCACTGCCTGTATAACTAATGAAATTAATTTAATCTCGCCAAAGAGAACTTACGCCTATTCTACTACAGTACTAATCAAAGACAGATCTGTATATTCTAATAAGTTAATCATAGACTTTGGCGGATCTTCGTTCAATGCCAAAGCTGATGTTACACTATTCGAATCAGCATATATAAATGCAGGTAATCTAGTTTCTAATTATGGTACTCCATATGGAACTACTGCAACTTTCGGACTAAATTTTGGTAACTTTGTACTGACTACTTCGGTAGGAAATACAACTGCCCCAGCACTAAAACTGCAGGATTGGCATCAAGGTTGTTATGTGCACAGCATAGTTAGCAATTACACTGAATTCATTTTATCCTCAGCCAATAACTTTTATTGTGAGTTTGATGATATAAGTTGTATATTGAACACTGTAACTTACGCTCCTGGACCTTGTTTTTATTGGGAAGGTGCTCATAATCTTAATACGTTTAGGAGGTTGATAGCTACTAACTTTGATTTACAGCATGATTTTAATGGCTTGTTGACTACATGTAAATTTGAGAGTATGTCGATAGAAGGTGTAAACAACGGGCTTAGATTTAGAGGTGAAGTATATGGAACTACTTTTGATGGTTACATAGAAAATTTTAAGCTGGCTTTTGATTTTCAGGCTCCAGTTTTAGGGTTTAAGTTGGTTAGTGGCTACATAAATTATCTTAATGATGTAAGTGCTTTTTTAATTAAATATCTTCCCGGACCGAGTAATGCCATTACAATAGGCGCTGAAGTGCAGTTTGTGGCTCTGCCTGATGAAAGTCAAATATTTTTCAACAAGGATAATACGTCTGGTTATAGCTTACTTACGGTTGAGCGCAAGCCGGAGTTTGGGTTTACTCTGGATTCATTAATAGTTAATAATGGCTATTACTCCACTGAATTGGATTGGGATCAAAGAGTTCAATTTCCTTCCGCAAGGGCTAACAAAAATAATCGCTATGCAGTAGGTAACTATTCTGGGCTATACACTGATGGCTACGCATCTAAAGCTTGTTTTGACTGGATAGACAATACTACTACGGCTGCTGATGACAAACAATTAACGCTGAGAACTAGAATAGTTAAAAATGATACTCAACACGTTTATGTTAATATTAAAGTTAGTTATGTTGCAGGTACTGCCTATATAAAAGGTTATTTTGTTGGTCAGGATTTTTATGAATTTGATGGAACCGCACTAACAAAAACTAACAAATTAGCTGCAGGTAATTTTGGGGCATTTTTACAAATAGACAGTACTGCGTTCTTCCCTGATGTAGTACTTGGCTGCACAGGCGAAGTTAGGATGGTATAATGGCACAGCAAACTTACTCTGCAAATCTATCTGCTGCAACCTTTCCTATGCTGTTTAGGGATGCTACTAGATCTATAATAATAAAAGGTCCAGACCAGACGTTTGCTCCAGTTATAGACTCTAAATCTGATCAGGATAGGAATGCTAGTATACCTCAGATGTTGTATTGCCACAATGTACTTCCAACATCTTATGGTTATTCCTCCATAACTTTCAAGAAAGTTATAGAATTTCCAGGGTCTTTGCAGGGTAGTTTTGATGATCTTAAATTGATTAGGTCATCTACTGGTGCGAAAGCATATATAACTTTAACTGATCAGGGTAAGTTATATATAACTCAGCCTCCGTTGTATAGGTGGATTTATGTTACAGGGTCATCTACGTATATAGGTAAGAAACTTACAGTAGCGTACGTTGACGGTAAATCGTATATATACATAGCAACAGTTGGCTGTTTTCTGTATGACTTCAGTACTAACACTCTTCTACCTCAGTCTTTAACTGGCCTGACTTTAGCAGATATTCAAGGAGTAGTAGCTAGTTCAGGTTATCTGCTATGTTGGTCAAATACAGCCTTGTACTGGTCTAGCTCAATTGACGTAACCGACTTTACTCCAAGCTTACTTACCGGCGCAGGAGGTGGTAATGTACAGAGTGCTGAAGGTAATATAACATTTTGCAAGCCCGCTCTTCAAGGAATATTAGTGCACACGCTGTCCAATGTAATTTATTTTAATTACACAGCTAATTCTAGGTTTCCATTTTCTGCCAATGCACCTGTTGTAGGTGCCGGTGGGTGCGCATTAGATAGGTATACGGCTGCTGATTCCAGTTCAGCCTCATACTACATGTACGGAACTTCTGGATTGCAGCTACTGAACACTAGACTAGCTCAGAATGTATATCCTGAAGTTACAGATTTCATATCAGGATTCTACTTTGAGGATTTTGATTACGCTACTAATGAATTTACATTTAGGGCTCTTCAAGTACAACTACTGCGAAGTTTAACTTTAGTAGCTAGCAGATATTTAGTAGTATCATACGGCATAACTGAATTAACCCACGCTATAGTAATAGATTTAATACAGAAAAGATTCGGTAAGATAAAGTTTACTCATACAATATGCTTTGAGTTTGAGGATTTATCCAGCCCTGTAAGTAATAGTACAACAGACTCGATCGCGTTGCTATCTCCTACAGGGGATGTGTACACTGTAAAGTTAGCTGATATAACTACTGAGTGTGATTCTGTAGCGATATTTGGTAAATACCAATATGTCAGATCTAGAGTTTTGCAGCTACACTCTATAGAGGTAGAGAATGTACAGTATGAATCTAATTTCCAGCTAGGTTTACTGAGTGCTATTGACGGTAAAAATTACTCTACACAAATACTAACCAACATTACTCATTCAGGACTTCTTTATAAGGCCAATATGCGAGTTACTGCGCTAAACTTTGCTGTACTATTCAAAGGCAACTTTAACGCAAATTCATTGTTATTGGTGTATAGCATAGGGGGCTCAAGATGAACCAACAATACTCGTTTAATCTTGGACTGTCCAAACAACCTGAGACTACGTCTGGTGAAGCCTATATAGACTTATCTAGGTTATACTCCGCAGTAAGGTTATTACAAGAGTATTTAGATAAGTATACTGGAGTACTCCAACAAGACAGCGAACTCTGGAGTATACTTAATCCGTCTGAGACTCTGACTTCATTTAGGCTGAACAGATTATATCGGAAAACTCTAGTTGATATAACTGTAGGCAAGTTAGTTAATTTTACTCTTAGCGGCGGTGAGTTACAAGCTCAACTTGCCGATTCCACTGATGCTACTAAACCTGCTATGGCTTATGCTACAGGTAACTCAACAGCTGGAAACTTTGCTGAGTTCATATTACCTAATGCTATTCACCCGTACTATGCAGGTCTTACAGTAGGTACAATATATTACTTATCCAAAGTAACGCCGGGCTCACTTACTAGTACACCTCCGGCCACCGTGGGTAATTTAGTACAGCCAATAGGATATGCAATAACCGACACCCAGCTATATTTTTGTCCTTCACTTTCTAACAAAGTAGTATAGGAGGCATCATGAATACTAAGGCAAAAGAAATTCCGTTATCTGATAACTTCTTTATGTCCGAAGTTACTGAGTCGCAGACAGCCTCTAGGTTAGGTTTAGACAACACATTGCCTACTGAGCTACTAGGTAACGTGATAAACACTGCTACTCAAATGGAAAAGGTAAGAGCGCTGTTGGGTAACTTACCAATAACCATCAACAGTTGGTATAGATCAGTACAAGTTAATCGCGCAGTTGGGGGAGCTACAACTTCTCAGCATATGACAGGTAAAGCAGTAGATTTTGTGTGCCCTAAGTTTGGGAGGCCATTGGAAATAGTTAAGTTAATAGCAGCAAACTCAGAGTTGTTTAGATTTGATCAGCTAATACTTGAGCATACTTGGGTCCATATATCATTTGAACTTCCTCTAACTAAAGGTAGGAAGGAGGTTCTTACACTCTTGGATACAGGTAAATACGCGAAAGGTATTACCACTAAGAAAGGGGTGCCCGTGTGACAATAAACAAGGTTGATTTGGAAGATTTTAAGGATGAAGTAAGGAAGGAAATTCTAGCAATTCATGTGAAGATTGAAAACCATATGAAGTGCGAAGAAGCTTTCAGGCCACATGTAAAGAAGTTAATTAAACTTATGGAAGATAGTAGTACTATATTCTCTTTCATTAAGTATGTAGCTTGGATAGTAGCCCCAGTAATGGCAGTTATCTACTGGATTAAAGACCACGTAAAATTGTAACTCTGGAGTATTACATGGATACAGTATTAGTGTATGTTAAACAACCATCTACCTGGAGGGGACTTTCTATTCTCCTAGGTGTGTTTGGTGTGTATGTAGAGCCTGAACTTGTAGTGCAAATTGGTACTACAGTAGGCGCAGTGATTGGTGCTATTGAAGTAGCAAGAAACGAAAAACCTAAATCTTAACCTAGCGCTAATGCGCAGCCCTTGTAAAGGAAGTTAAATATGTCTAGTGGTGCATTATCTAAAACTGTAGATGGGTTACAGGGGCTAATAGGACTTGTAAAATCTACTCCAACTACCGTAAATCAATCTGGTTCAAGGACTCAAACTAAAGGTATCTCGCAGGAAGGTCTTAACGCGTTACTTACACAGATTTTATCTAATGTAAATGGGTTGGCCAGTGTGGCCTCAGGACAGCGCAGTGCAGGTTTATATAACAGTTCAACTAATCAATTATTGATTAATGACTTACTTACTAGAGCCGCCGGTGAAGTGCAGGCTAGAAATGAAACTACTACAGATACTCAGAATCAGACTACTACTACGACTAAAGAAGCCCCACTAGCTGTGAGCAGGTCTGGTGCTATCAGCGGTATTGGTACATTACTAGCCACTAAAGCTGCTGGAAGTTTACTAGGTCCAACAGTAAAGAGAGCTACTAAGAATTTACCTTCAATTGGTGATTTAGGTGAGTCTATATCTAGTATGTTGTTTCCAACTCCAGTAGGTCAAGGTGTTGATTCAGCATTAGGTGACACTACATTTTCTAGTTTCTATAACTCAGGCCCCGGCATTGATGCTGGAGCTAGCTTAGTAGATGCTGGCGGCGGTGGCTTTGATTTAAGTTCATCACTTGTAGAGTCTAGTGCAGGCGCTGGCGCGGTATCTAGTTTAATAGATTCATTTAGTGCTAGCTCACTAGGTGGTCAAGGTGTAGATCTCTTTACTGCAGGTATGGATAACTTTACAGGTGCAGCAATAGGCTCTGGAGTGAATGCTGCGGCAGGTGAGTTTATAACTTCTGGATTTGGTGAAGGTGTAGATGCTATCGCTTCTGGGGCAGATAATTTTACTGGCGGTGCATTAGATAGTGCTGGATTTGCATTGCCCGGAGGTAGCTTTTCAGCCGCTAAGAATTTACTAGAGGGTGATGCTGGCGGTGCAGCTGGTGCTTTAGCCGGAGCTGCTATTGGACAAGCACTAATTCCGGTACCCGTATTAGGCTCTGCAATTGGTAGCTTTGTAGGAGAGTCATTAGGTAGTGGGTGTTTTATTACAACTGCAGTATGTTATAGCTTAGGGAGACGTGATGATTGTAAAGAACTTCAAACACTTCGTAGCTTTCGTGATAGTTATATGCAGGAAACGCCTGAACGCAAGGAACTTATTAAGTTGTATTATGCTGAATCTCCGGCAATCTTGGATGCTCTTGAGGATAAGTTCGGTTTGGGCTCTGAGGCATTTACTATCTTGGATGAACGGTTTATACAGCCTGCTGTTAAGGCAATAGACAATGGCTTACCTCACATAGCATTTGATTTGTACGTAGAGCTATTTAAGTTTGCTAAGTTACTATCAATAGCTGAACCTGTAAAAACTACAGAGAGCGTGTAATATGGCTAATACCCAAGCAAATGATGTACTGAATCAATTAGTCACTAATACTCAGCGCGCTGCTGAGGCTAAGTCTAAATCACAGGATATCTACTCAGCTATTGCTGATGTAGGTAATGAGCTGGTAGATTTTCTATCTGGTGGATTTATTCCCGGTACGCAGGATACGCCTCTAAGCTTAAAGACTAAGAAACTATCTGAGTTAGAGGTGCAGACTAGGAAGCAGGAAATGCTGACTGCTGCACAAATGAGCGGAGAGGGGGCAGCTAGAGTAACTAACATATTAGCCGAATCACTAACTAATCAAGCCAAGGAACGTGAACGACTTAACGCTGAATATATGGCTAAGCAGAGTGTGTCATTCCTAGATAGTCCTTTAGACTGGCTAATGAACCAAGTAACCGCACCGTTCGAGGAAGAGAAGTTAGCAGCTACAGATGCGCGAATGGCTAGAACTGCTGACAGCATTAAGAAGATTAATGATGGCCTGCAACAAACAGCTGTTACAGAGAATGAGTATGCTAAGAAGTTTACGGCAGCCTCAGTTGAGAGTGTAGCAACGGCGGCGCAGAATGAACTTAATGCTACCGTGGCTAATGCTAGGTTACAGTCATTGAGGCTGAGTGCTCAAGGTGTCAAAGAGTTATTTAGCTTTGACTCTGTTGGGGTTGATAATGCGTTTAAGGCTAATCAAGTTAAGAACTCTGAGGAACAACTTAGGTTATCTCGTGAGTCACACGCACTGGCAAGGCAGCGCGCTGAGCTTGAGTTTAAGCAGATTAAAGAGAAGGAAGAGTTCAAGGACTATGTAGCTGCTGCTATGAACAAAGCTATTGTGGATTCAGGTGGTAATGCAGTAAGTCCATCACAAGCCTTTATGTTAATTAACTCGCCCGGTGCAGTAGGTAAACAAGCTCAGCTTATGTTTGAAGTAGGCTCCGCTGCCATTATGAATAAAGGTGTATTAAGGTTAGGTGATAACCCGGTCGAAGTATTGACAACAATGCAGAAGTTAAATATACCTGAGCCTAAAGACTCACAACAAAGACTTGTATTAGACCTAGTTGGTAAGTCTTATGAGGCAGCCAAGTTACAGCCCGGGGTTAAAGAAGGTAAGATGAGTGAGCAGGTAGCTGCTAATGAAGCACTTAAATCTAAGGTTAGGGACTATAATACTAACATAGATTCACGCGATAAGACTAACCCTTACATAGCCCCTCCGTTAACTGTATTGTCTCAGTCTCGTGCTGTAGCTAACACTGCATTGTACTCTAAAGTACTTGCTCCATTAGTGACCGCCGGTGGACTTAAAGAATCAGAGCCCAAAGAAATTGCCAAGTTAGCACTAGATGGGGTTAAGGCCGGTAAACTTACAGCTGCTGAGTTCGTGCAGGGTATGACTACGCTGTATAAGGTAGCTGCTGAAGCTAACAATCAGAAGGCTCAGTTTGAGAAGTTCGGTGTACCTGCACAGACAAGCTACCGCGCTGCAACTGGATTTGGAAGTTATAGCTTCTCTAGCTCTCAGTATGGTGCATCCGGCGGTTCAATGCCAGTACCTCAGATTAGGTCAACTGCTTCTCTAAAGGTTATTGACTGGACTGATCCTGTGGATGTTAACAAATTCCTAGTAACTTCACAAAATCTAAACAACATAGTAACATCACAAGATCCTGCATTACCTAAATAGGAAATAAAATGGCACTATTCTCTTCGGATATAGAAGAAACAGCAGCAGATAGTACTTATGCTATGTTACCAGCTTATGTACGCGCTGCTGATACTCATAACACAGGCAACCTAAATGAAAGTATCTATGACTCTATAGCCGGAGGTGCTTCCAATCTAGGTAAGTTTGTTGCTTCTGCTGCTGTCTCAAGTACTACACAGCTATACAATATACTACCTACTGTTGGTAATATGTTCGGCGGTGATTTTGAGCTAGCTAAAATATCCGAAGTAGTTAGTTCTGTTGACTCTGATTTAGGTAAGTATTATGAGGGTCACAAAGAATCCGCCGATGCACTAGGCTTTCTAGTATCTAGTTTTGTTCCCGGCCTAGCTGGTACTAAGATTCTTAATAGTGCCCAACTAGCTTTGAAGGGTGCTGCCATTGGTAGAGTTGGCGGTAACATAGGCAAAGCTACAAGTCTATTAACTCCATCAATACCAGAACTTCGTCTAGCGGCTGAGGCTGCTGCTACTGCACCTAACGCTGGGTTTGCTATTTGGAACCAAGCTACGTATAGAGCAGTGGCCGGTAGTTTTACACAAGCTACGTTGGAGTCACTGGCTTTTGAGACTGCAGTAGGCGTAACTATGTACAACTCTCCTGTACTGGAGAACCAAGACTACAAGGACATTACAGCTAACATTCTTTACGGAGGATTAATAGGTGGAACGATTGGTGGAGTTCTTGGAACTGTTAAAACGGTTTATGGCATATCTAAAGCAGCTCGTACAGTTGATGCAAAAGTGGCTCCGTTTACTGTAAGAGAAGTAACCCCTGAAGTATTCCCATCGTACAGTAAGATACTTACTTATGCTGATGATGCTATTAATACGCCTACACCGGCCGCAGATTTTGAGTTATTCCAGAAAGCCACATCGCTTAAAGCAGCTAAGCTGAGTGCTATTGAAAATGATATTAGATCAGAGTATCTAAAGATAGCACAAGGCGACGATGCAGTATCTTCTCTTATGTATGACTGGCATAAAGTAGTTGACAATGACACATTGCAGTCTAAGCTATATGGCACAGTAAAAACTGTTAGAGTTGGTAAGGTAACTGACGAAGAAATTCAGTTTGCTAAATCGGCTAAGGAAGCTGATAAGGTTGGCGGTAACCCAATACCCCCAGAAAAATCTATCGTAGTTAACTTTGTTAAGACATACGGCGAAGGTGCCGGTAATGTAACCTTGGAAACTCCCAAGGTATTAAGCATTGCTGATAACCTGAAAGCTGGTCAGAGTTACGCCGATGAAGTTAAGAAGTACAGGGAAACTTTGGGGTCTGCTTATAACGTAGTTAAATCTAATCTGCTACAAGATGAAGCTAGGTTTGTTACAGCTAAAAAGACTACACTTAAAGGCGATGAAACTATATCTTACAGGGACTTACCTTACCTAACTGCTGCACTGGAACAAGGTAAATATGAAGTAAAGGTATCAGCTGCTAATGGGTCATTGTTAAGTTTTAATAATCTTGCCGAATTAAAGTCGTTTATACTAGAACAAAAGCGCTGGTTGAGTCTGGAACTACAAGCTACAGGTAAGTACGATATCACCCAAATAGCTAAGAAGTTAGATGTGGAAGAAAGCTGGTTAGGAGGTATGATTGCTGATGGCGATAAGAATGCATTTGCATTGACTAAAGCTTCTGACGACTACACTAAGACACTAAAAGATAAAGGTATCTTATCCCAAGATGCACCGGCGGTACCTGTATGGGAAAGACCTTCTTATATCAAACAGATTAAAGATACTTCTAAGCTGGCTGAGATTGATAACCATGTTATATCAGCTATGCAGCAGATTAAGACTCAAGAGAAGATATATCAGACTCAGGTAGATGCGGTTACAGCTAGTATTATTCCAG